GTGTAGATGGATGCGTGCTGTGTTGCCTGGCGCATTGATACCGACTCGGCAGACTCAACGCCATTTGTGGTCTGTGTCAGCCTCACAGCGTGTGACTCAGCCATTTTTAGCTCGCCTGCGATGGAGTCGGCTAGCTTGTCGATGTCCTGTCCCTGGATTTCCAGATAGCCGCACTCTGCAAATTCACCTTCGCCCAGGTTCCAGATTGCAGCAGGCCCGGTACCGACCGCCAAAATGCCGTCGAATGTCTCTTTATCCACGCCTTTAACCCACGGCTGCGGATGCGCTGTCATGTACAGAGCGTTTTCATACAGCGCTGATTTTCTAAACGCTGCCAACGCACAGCGAGCAACCGGCAATAGCGGGATAGGGTCAATTCGGGGTTTTAGATCCACAGCCCCCGGTGTAATTATCGGCCATGACCGAATCGGCAGAATGATTGGCTCATCGATCATTTCAACGCCGCCGCCATCTGCCACGACATAGCGAGTGAGTTGGATGGAGCCATTTTCCAGCCGCTCATACTCCCTGTAGATTGTCACTTTGTCGTGGGTGTACTTGTCATTGCCCGGCGCGTTCCGGTCTTCTTTGAGCACTGTCAGTGTAGGTTCTTCTTCGTTCGTGCTGCGCCAATTAATTCGACAATCCGCTTGATAGGTCGTGATGTACGGGACACCGCCATTCTCCGGCGCATCCACCACTAACACATCCATCCCACGAGTCACCACGTCAGCCACGCAGTCACGAGCCAGCGCGATATTATTCTGCCCCGTGTTCGAGATAACCGTGTCCGTATCACCCCCTTCAGGATCCTTGTTAAACATCAGGCCCACAATCCCGGTCTTAGCCTGCATGGTCACCGCTGGAAACCGAGCCCGCCTCACATACGCCCGGTACACATCCCCGTACTGGTCGTTACCTGACTCTTCCAGCTTCCGCATTCCAGCCGTTTTGGGTATGTAATCATCACCGTAAAACCTGCGGCTATTGTTGATCGTGTAGCCAGCCAGCCCCCCATAGCTGCTTTGCGAACCTTCGCTGCCGTAGATGGTGATGTCCTGCAATACTTCTTCATCCTCCAACGCATGTTCGACGCGCTTCCACGGACGGATGTACTTTTCGTACTGCGGGTGTTTTGTGTCTATTGGCATTAGAATTTACGCTCTCTTTCTTGCTGAACTTCGCCAGATTCAAGTGTGTATTTATAATCGTGCGTTTCTGTCTCGGTTAGTTTTTCTTCGCTGTAAAACTGCAAACCAAACCATCGATCAAACCACGGATACCACCACGACAAGCCTTCGCAGTAAGGCCAGTTACGCAATTTCTCACGTGCTGGCCGATTACTACTGCTTAAGTCTTGATTCCAAAGCGTTGCGTTAATGTGCGCACATTCACCCCATAGTAGAATCATCAGGCCAGTACGCGCGCCGTTGTCTGTGTAATCTATTTCGTATTTGTAAATACCGTTAATTGCTGCGGATTGCAGTTTTTCATGGTCACATCGCAACAGGCCAGTGATGCCGATATACAGCGTTGTAAACAATAAACCGAGACTCAAAGTTACCTCTCTATCCTCGCCACCAACGACCACCTCCGCGCCCAGATATCCGGCCCTTCCCCGGCAATACGTTAAATACCGCTTTTTCTCTCCCCAATGTCCTTTACCAAACCAAACAATCGCCCGATTCCCGCTGTAACACCATGCGTTAACGCCTGCAAAACTGTATGTCTTATCCATTACCCTATAAATCCGCTCGTATTGGTTGACGTGGAAGTAGACACACCGCTCGGCCAGATCTTGTGCACTTGGTACCCAATGGCAGTGGTGATGTGTTGATACTTGTTCGAATCGTCTTCCTGAAATGTCGACCCTTCTTTCAACTGCACCGTCGACAGCCCCTCTTGACACCATGGTGCCTTCACCGGGTTAACAAACAGCTTGCGCTCGCCGTCAGCGTTCAGAATTCGCGCTCTAACCGAGTTCTGCCGATCTTTGATTGGCGGATGCCTGTTGGCGACTCTACGACTTACGTTCCAGCCCTCGCGTTTTAACACCTGCTCGATATCCAGGTAATCAGACTTGTGTCCATGCTTTTCACCAATGCGCCCGTATGGGTCGCCATAAATCGCCACGGTTTTATTCATGTGCCCTTTAAATTTATCGACGAATTCCTCGGCAGCCTGCTTTGCAACTGCACTGGTCAGCACAATTTCATCCAGGATGTACATCTCTTCGTCATCCCGAATAACCGAGATTGCCGAGCTCAGCGGCGTAAAGTTCTGATCGTGCGTCCAGTGCAATAGCTCATATGGTCGTATCTCTTCGGCTGTATGGTTTAGCCCAGAATAATCACCGTAGATCCTGCCCGTAGCATTTTCGAATGACGCCTCGTATTCAATGCGGTACTGCAACGGACTCATGGTCCGCTTTGCCGCCTCAATCACATCCGCTGGCAGTATTTCCGAGCTTTTCCAATGGTAGTGGCCGTACTCAGGGTGAACGTCAGACTTCGCCATTTCGGCCATACGGTAAAAATGGTTATACCCATCTGGAACACCGAGAAACCAGCACCACGGACGGTAGTCAGGCTTACGTGGGTCAACAGTGTTAAGCGCTGGCATGATGTTGCCCTCGACTGATTCAGGCTTTACATCTGCTATTTCGTCAATGCCTCCGCCAGTCCAATTAACGCCCTCGATGCGCTGTGGTTTATCCAAACCAATCACATGCAACTCTGTGCCGTTTGGCAGGAACAACTTCAGTTCGGATTCTGATGGCGGTTTTGGGTGAGTGCTCGAAAACGTCAGCAGCTTTAAATCGTTCCAGAATATTTTCTTTGCCTGCTGAAATGTCGGAGCACCAGCAAAGTACATCTGGTTCGTCCGGCTCATGGCACGCTTGGCAATGAAACGCTTAAACCTTTCAGTTTTTCCCGATCTTCTACCGCTGGGGACTACAGGGAAGCGAATCCCCTTGTCAATTGCGCCAACCAAATTTAACTGGACCGGGTGCGGGATCAGGTTATACCAGCGATCATGCTCGCGCTGCATTTGCCGTGGAATCCGAGCCTCAATATTCATCAGTCAGGCAGCGCCTTTGCCAACTGCATCATAGCGGCTGCAACATCTTCGTTTGACGCCTCGCGAACTTTGTTCCAGATGTCAGGGTGTCGATTCTTCAACCAATTAATCGCCGCTTTTGTATCTGGTGGGTAGTGCTTGGTGTACGGCGTCTGAGTGATTTCGCCCTGATAATTCGATATATGAACGGCTTCGTGGCTGTATCCGCACGCTGCGTCATACATTGATCTCGCCACTTTCCCGTCAGCTCTGATCCGACCTTGCGTGACTACCTCGCGAAATGCGGCGTTCTGGTCCATCCACCTGTACAGCGTAGACTCGTCGATTTCCAATGCTGCGGCGAGCATGATGTTGTTGGCACCGAGATACATAAGATCCTCTGCAATCTTCAGATGCCGATCAGGATCGTATTTTGTAGGTCTTCCGCTCGGATTCTTTTTTGCAGTCTTGGCCGCTTTTTTCTTGGGTGCGATTTTCTTTCGCGCCACTTTCTTCTTCGCCACGCTCTACGCCTCCAGACTGCCGTACATGGCTTCACGGTGCTGAGGTGTTGGGTCAGCTACCAACGGTATGTGATCCCCGGTCACTTTAAACGCCATCCGGGCAATATCCTGCTCTTGTGCAAATGGTCTGTCTATCACTGTCTTTTTGATGTGTACCTTGCTATCGATTACCACCACATAGTCTCCCGGTACCGCGCCCCATCTGTTTGATACGTGGCATGGTAGCTTTACTCGAATTCCCCGCCTACACCACTTGGCATCATTGCGCTAAACCTCGTAGTCGTTCAGCTAAACGTGTAGCCCTGCCTTTCACCTGGCGTGCATAGCGCGAATCCAACATCTCATCCGCTGCACCGTTCCAGTTCCCGGCCTTGGCGTTTGCAATCATTCGCTTGAATCCAGAAAGTCTCGGTGCTCCCAAGTTGAAAGCCATGTTGTAAAACACCTGCTTAGCTTCTTGCGGAAATTTATTCCAGTGATGTCGACCAAATACACGCGGGCCGTCGCTATATGTCTTCTCGTATAGCTCGGTAAAAAACGCTTGCAGCGCCCGTTTTTCGGTAATTGGCGTACCCACCGGCTCACCACATTCCGGCATTCCGTCGACCAGCAATGATCCGAAACCGATTGTTAAATGGTCCGTCGGACATTTATAAACACTCAGCACCAGTCCTTCATCTTTTGCTATTCGCGGTATTTCGGCTATCAGCGCTTGTGCGCTGGTATTGGTTTCGTATTTCACGGTTCAACCCTATTCGCATCGACCGCAAGCGGCTTTGTGGTGTCTCGGATGAAAATCGCCTCGCCTGATTCTGTGAGATCTAAGGGCATTATTTTGCACCTCGATCTCTATGATGCCTCGCGATGGTCGCAGTAATATGAGCGTTTAACTGAGGATGATTATCTGGCAGATTTACCCGAAGATCGTTATTACTGACTTCAACTGTGCATACAACCTTTACTTCATCAAAACCAAACACCCACCCTCCTGCTGGTTCTAAAAGCTGATCAATAAGTTCGCGCTCTAGTCCATCCATGCGATTTATTAGCAGTTGCCGAGTATCTCTATCGTACAAATTTTGCCCGGTGAGTTTACTTCCATACAAAATCACATTTTCAAAAAAACTGATCTCGGCATTTATGACTTCCTCAGATTTCTCTTGTGCAATCTGCTTACAGGCAGCATCGATATGTTTTTTCCATAGACATATACCTGACAGGTTTTCTTCCGTCACTTCAGTCGCTATCGCATACTTTCGAATTTCATTCAGCATCTGCCCGTCAGCGTGCCTGAAAAAGTGCTTGCACTCAGCCGTCACGAGAGATTTTATTGCACAGCATTAGCGCCTGATGCTTCGAAAATCCGGCAGCAACATGCGCGTCGTAATTGGCTTTTCGGACCCTTGCAAAGACTTTCATCTCCTCGATCAGGTGCGGCATGTATCGGCTGTATGTATCAATGACCTGCTTGTGGTCGGCCTCGTCTGACTGATCCCTGGTTGGAATGCTGCGCAGATTTGGTTTGTCGGTTTTGTCGGTCATAGCCTGTTAGCCTCCTGGTCAGTCACCATCAACAATTGCCGCTCTACCTCAGACTGTATTGCTCCGCGTATGATTAGTGATAGCGGGTCACCTGCGTCTGGCATTGGGAATGGCTCATTGTCTGGTTGTTCACCGGCTATGCGGATCTCTACCGGCTTGAGCAGTTCAGGGCCGATGTTGTGCGCGTACTCATAGTCAAATCGAAGCATTGATGGCTGATCTCCATCCAACCAGCAATAGACATCTTTGCCGTCGTTATGCTTCATCATCCGAACCAGCACCGGCTCTGCGTCCAGTCCGTCGATGTAGTAAAAAACGTACTCAGGCATTGGCTTCATTTGATCTCCTTCAAAACAACGGATATCCGGCTTCGCTGAATTTCTGCGCAACTTGCATCATGTGCCACATTGCGGCTAACGCTAAATACCAAAGAATGGGTCCCAAAACCCCAACTATCAGCCCAGCGGCCACCCCAATCTTTACTCCATCGATTGCGTCTTTAAAAGACGAATTCAGTTTGTGACTCATTCAATCTCCACCAGTGACGGCGCGATATACCCTGATGTCTCCCACCGGGTAAACACCGTGTCGTTACCTGTGCCGGTTAGTTGGCCAGCAACGCTATACCATTTCGAGCCTGGATGCACATCTGTGACAACGATGGAATCGCCTGTCTGTAGTGTTCGGAGAATTTCAAAGTCAGTCGATGGACCTGATCGGACGTTCGCGTTGTTCACGGTCACCCGGTACCGCTCAGCTACAACCTGTTCCGGCTCTCGTGTAGCGCTTTCGATAACTGATGCCGTAGGGTTTATCCGGCTCTCCCTGATTTGGCGCAATTCTGCCCGTATACCGACCAACTGACCTTTGATTTGCGTGAGTTCAATGTTGGTCGTCTCGGTGTCAGCGATGATTGACCCCGGCTGATCTGTTGGTGCTGTACGTAAATTCACAGCCACGGCTCCCAGAATCGCGCTCACAGCGGCGACTACGGCATAGGTCAGGTAGTTGGTCCT